ATTAATTACAATTGTTTTTATCTATATCAATAGGTTGTTCGCCTTGATTAAATACCCATAGCCATGATGAAATTTTAGTTCCATCCTGAGTATAAGTACATTTTTGCCCGATTGAGCAGGCGCTCAAGGCAAATAATAAGGCTAACAATAAATATAATTTTTTCATTGGCACATTTCACATTCCTCAGTGTCATCTACTACCATACCTATAGGTTCTTTACAATTACAGTTTTCGCAGGGGCAATCCTCATGATCTGCTTCAACACAGTGACATAAATGATTACATTTTTTACAAAATTTCTCAGTCATAAAAACCTTTAAATACCCAGCTCATAAATTTTTTCCACCATTTTTTAATCATTTTTCTTTTCCTCAATATTATAGAAGAACCTATCGGTATCTTCTGTTTTCCATTTCATATCATCCTCTACATTCCATTCCGAAGTCTGGACTTTCCAATCTGGAACTTCATCCTTAACAGTAAATGAAGGAATACTCCATATAATTCTATTGTTTGGTTGAGCCGCATAATTACCATCATCTAACGCAAGTATGTGTGCACACTTATGTTCGTGCGGAATTTCAGAGTGATCCGTATCCACTATATTACTCTCTGGATGAGCCCAGTCAACAGTAAAGAGATAAGCACCTGGGTGCCATTTTTTATCTTTGCCTATATATTTTCCTGATTGTCCATCTAAGATATCAAAAGAAGTAATGCTAGGATAGTAACTGAAGCAATTCCAAAGCTCCAGCTCATCAAGTCGCATCCCAGGAATTTGATCGATTTTAAATCCTCTTTGAATGAAAGCAGAGATCGGTAGCCGATAGAATATAGCACCGTTTTCCATAATTGTGTGAAAGAGAATAGGACGCCCTGTAATCGATGCCACGCCAAATATAATGCAGTCTTCCACTTCTCCGTGATGTTCTTTAAGATCATAGAGATATTCTCTTTTGATTTGTGAATACATCACCGGAATGTTTGCATTTAGATAGGCCATCTCTCATATAGTTCCTAGTTTACTAAAAAATATATAGCAACGATCCCTACCACTACACTGATAGATATCTTAGGATGAGCTTGTACTAATGCCCAAAGTTGTTTTACTTTTTCCATAGTTTTCTCCTTGTTTTATTTAATTGTACCCCAATTGGGTCCGGATTCATAGTCTACTTTATTAGGAACTTCAAGATCTACTGCATCTTCCATAATACTTTTTATTAGTTGCACCTGCTGTTTATCCTTGACAGATATATCTAATTCATCATGTACTTGTATATGAGGAATAATTCCTTCTTTGTATAATTCAATCATTGCTTTCTTTGTCATGTCAGCAGCTGATCCTTGAATTAATCTATTTAATGCTTTGTAAGTATAAGCACGTTTGATCCCTGGTCCGTGTTCCCTGAGTGCATCCTCATGTGGCAATGCTTTATGAATCCCGAACTGATTCGGTTCCCATAAAGGAAAACGACAAAGACGGCCAAGAAGAGTTCTTATTTTTCCAGAGTCTTGAGCACGTTGCATTACATTATCCATCAGTTGTTTGACGAATGGAACTTTGGAATGATATTGTTTAAATAATCCTTCAGCTTTTTCTTTACTGACTCCTAATTCTGCTTGTAATTTATTTTTTCCCATACCATAGAACAGGCCAAGGTTTATAGTTTTGGCCTGTAATCTAGGTATCTCTGCCATGTCTGCGACAATGTCATGAAAATCTGCATCGCCTTCACGATACGCTTCCAATACTTCGTCCACTCCATAGAGATTTTGTAGAGTTGCATAATGCACCACGAGTCTAGGTTCTTGTTGGTTGTAATCAAAACAACCCCATGTATGGCCCTCCTCGGGTATAAATAGAGCCCTAATCCGTGGTCCGAGATCCTTGTTTCGTGCAGGAATTTGCTGTAAATTTGGATTACTATAAGAAAATCTTCCCGTTACGGTTCCTCCATTATCTCCTCTAAGCTGATTTATTTCAGCATGGATTCTACCCTTGTGGGAATGTTTGATTATGGTATCAATGAACGTGGTATGGGCCTTGTTTATTTCACGAGCCCGGGCAATGTGTTTCACCAGTGGGTGGGGGTGATTCACTAAAAAATTTTTAGTAAAGGAAGGAGCAGATGTTTTCTCAGTTTTATCGTAGTCTAAGTTTAGCTTGTCAAAAACTTTGGCAATCGATCTTGCTGCCCATAGTTGGGTATCTATCCCTGTTTCTTTTTTTATTTGTTGTAATGATTGTTTTTCTTGTGCAAGTAGTGTGGTTTTCAATTTATGCGCTGCTTCCACATCCACGCGAACGCCTTTAAATTTCATATCAACTAGACACGGAAACAGTTCTGTTTCCATATCCATAATTGAATTTATATCTTGAAGATCAATTTCTTTTTTTAATTCTTGCCAAAGTTCTAAAGTAATAACTGCATCTTGTTCTGCGTAGATTCCAACATACATTGCTGGAAGCAGATACATTTCTGCTTTTGCGTCTACTCCCCAACTTTTTGCAGCTTCATATAAAGCTGTTTCATCTTTTCCTTTTCCAGTGTATCTTTTAGAACAATTGTTTAAGTCATAGCGCATTTGATTTTCATCAACTAGGGCCGATGCAATCATCGTGTCCACTATTTTACCGCTAATACTTAAGCCTAGGGCTCTGATCCAGCATACGTCATACATGGCGTTGTGAAAAATTTTTGTGGCTGGTGTATTTAATACAGCTTGAAACCATTTCAAGACTTTTTTACGATCCATGTTGCCACCACCCTCATGAGCTATGGGATAATAACCAGACCAGTCTTTAACAGCAACTGCTATGCCTATAATTTCCCCTACCCCTACAATAGAACCAGAACCTCTATTAATATTTAAGTTAGGGTCTTTAGTTTCTAGGTCTATTGAAATTTCATCATACTTGGAGAGATCCGGAAATTCTTCCGGAGGCAACCATTCAGTTTGTGGTGCGAACAATGGTCGTTGTATCATTTAACCCCCCACCAAATTATAAATGCAGGTATAACAATATGTTCAAAAATCTCGTAGAGGCATATAAATAATAATAAAAATGTAAACCATATACTTGTCTTAGATTTTTTAATTAAAAACTTAAACATTCCTTCATGCCATGAATTTATTTTTCGTGTAATTTTTAATAATGTTTTTCTCATGAATAATCCCTATCAATTGCCATTTGACAGTAGTGAATTGCTTTTTCCAAATCTTTTCTTTGTCCTTTCTGCTTGTGTCTGCACAAATATTTTATAGCGTTTCCTTCTGCAAAAGGCAAATTATTTTTATTTATAAATTCCGAAGGTTGAATTGTCATTGATTGATAGTGGTCACCACCAATTTGTTTTTTATAAACGTCACTCATCTATATCTTCAATAGGATAACTTTTATATTCGTTCTTAGGTCGGACAATGTGTAAATTTTCTTTGGTTCTTGTTGCACCTACATAGAATAAACGATTCTCATCATCGGGATTTTTTTCATAGGATTTATGAGTATTATGACTTAAATCGGTCAATAACGCGACGTTTTGGCGTTCTCCTCCTTTAACACTATGAATAGTGGAAAGATAAATTCTAGGATCTTTATTTAAAGCTTCACCATTTCTTTTCATGGCTCTTATATATTCTTTACGTTCTACAGTGCAGTCATCAAATGCATTAAACCATTCTGTATTTATTTTTAATCCAAAATCTTTGGTAAGTTTATCAATTCCATAAAAAGAATCTTTAGTCATACCTTCAAGTTTTATTTTTTCCCAATGTACAGGTCCCATATACTTAGATATTTTGTCTATTTGTTTGTGGGAAAGTAATTGTCCTTTACGTAAATGTTCCCAGTCAATAGCGGCTTCTTGAATATCTTTTTCATATGATTTTTGAAATCTATTTTCATAATAAAAACCTTTAGTTCTTAATGTTTCTTCTAATGCTTCCAACATATATCTAGTTCTAGCTAGAACCATCCATTCTCCAGAGGACATGTCTATATCTTCAAATGCATTATGGATAGTGAGTGAACCCTCCACTGTTCGTGGCAGCCAATTTTTAGGGATTCTATTTGAAACTCTCTCAATAATTTTCATAGCTATGTCATGCACTTTTCTAGGTATTCTTCTTGATTGAATAAGAGGTAAAAGTTTCCCTGTCTGCGTAATAAAAGAATCTACATCGGCGCCGGCCCATCTAAAAATAGCCTGGTCATCATCGCCTGCGATAAAAGAGTCTGTTGTTTTATTCCAAAGTGCTTTTGTCATGTCCCATTGCATTAAAGATAGGTCCTGTGCTTCATCAACAAAAACTACTTCAAATTTAGGAATTGCTGCATCTGATTTTGTAAACTCTAAAATCATGTCATTAAAGTCTATTAAGTTTTTTTCTTTTTTATAAGCGTCTAAGGCACCTGCAATAATAAGTAATTTGTCATATTCAACATCTTGGTTATGCTCCTGTAAATTAAATTGTCTATCTAGTGTGGTGTTTCTAAGTTTTGCTAAATTAATAATACGTAAGTAATCACTTTTAGTTGTAAATAATCCTGTTTCTTCGTCATCATAATCATTATAATCAAGTGGAACATTTATCTGTCTACCCAGATCTTCATAGTGTCTCCTTTGCATAACATTATTTTTATTAATTCCTAAACGTCTAAATGCTAATGAATGTAAAGTTCTAAAATAAGGAAGATCATCCTCTGATAGATTAAATTTATCCATGGCTCTCCTTTTAGCTTCGTTGGCCGCTTTTTTAGTAAAAGCAAAATAGCCTACTTTATCTGGATCAGTATTTTTTAAATAATCTTCTACCTTATTTAAAAGAGTCCATGTTTTTCCAGTTCCTGGTGGTCCTAATACAATTGTTTTCATTAAAATACGTCCTTTGGTTTAAGTTGTTTAGATTGATAAGTATTTTCTGGTTTCTCGAAAGCATCTACAATCATTACACTAGGTCTTTTCTTGCCTATGGTAATTCGATTATCATCCTCACACTCACAATGTTCTTTTAACATTTGTTGAGTGGGTTGAGATTTCTCCCCCCATTTTTTTCTTTGTAAGTATCCATGAAAAAATTTACTAAAAATAAAATGATGTTTACCATCAGAAGTCCAAACATTTCCTCTTAAAATATCTGCCTTAGTTGTGTCTTTTGCAGTACGATTAGTACAAAATTCTTCCAAATGATCTTTAAGTTGATCAATAATAGAAGATCCTTGTGGTGCTTTAATAATTTCTATGCCGGCTAATAGCAAATCTGTAAATTTATCAAAATCCCCTGCTTTTATTCTAGGTGGTTTTTTATCTATTTGTTTAGCGACAGATCTTCTAAATAATCTTTGCTCTATTAAATGATCAATAGTTTCTAGTTTTACTCTTTCCCCATCTACATTAACCCAATAGTATGGTTCATCTAAATCTACTTTTTGTAAATCATTTAATTCTGGAAATATAGACTCTCTTCCAATACCATATTTTCTAGTTTTACATAATTTTTTATCACAATGACTGCACATTGGTTCTTCATTGCATTTAAAACCAAGTTCTTTTTTTTCATTAAATTTTATTTTACCTTGTACAATCCTGTCCTCTAGTGCTCCTTCAGGATGACTAGAAAAATATTTATAATTAAAACTATTTATTTTACTTTGCCAATCTTCTGGCCATTTTCTTTTTGCGTATTGGATATATTGATAAAGAATTCTATCTCTGCCGTCTTTAATTTCAGATTGTGTTATAGTTTCTAAACATGGAGGACCATCATTAAACTCGGATTTAGGTCTTTTAATTTTAAGTTGTTGTAGTTGTTCTGGAGTTAATATATTTCTTTCGTAGAGCCCAAAAAAATCTTGAAGGGTTGCGCCTTCTCCATTCTCTAGAAACGCATACCTCGTTGTATTATCTCCATTAAAGTATGGTAAATTTAAAAAGTTTCCTGTATCATCTTGCGATTTTAATTCTATTTGTTTTGGAAAAACTTCGGATCCCCCATAACCTAATACAGCACTAACTGATAACAGTTTATTACGCATTAATTCTGCAGTAACTGGAACAGTAGTAAAGCAAAATACATGGGCTCCTCCACTTTTCGAACGACACACAACTAATGGTAAGTTAAGTGATTTAATTTTATTTATTAATTTTTTATGATCAAATCCTGCATACGAATCTATATCAATACAGCCCCATCGACATTTATTATTATCATTAATTGGAATGATTCCTAAACTTGGTTCAGTTCCTTGCAAATGGCTACGCCATAAATTCTCTGTGACTGGATCTCTTTTTACAAAAGATTTCCCTTTTATTTTTTCACCATTTCCTTTTTTATCAACATAAGTGACACCATGAGCACGTTCTAATCCTTTAAATATATTTATAAATCTTTCTATCATAATTTAAACGGGCGCCCCCACTCTCGCTTCAGCGCCCGCCTCCTAGGATACCGTTAATATGGTGAATCACTTTTTGATTCGTCAGATCCATGTTTAACTTTTACTTGACCTTTGCTGTTTTTTTCAGCAAAACTTTTAGCAATTGCATAAACACCTTTATCTGTAACCGGACCAACTTTAGACACATCCCATCCAAACCATGTTCCTTTGTCATTTGACATTTGAACAGTTTTTAGATTATAAATGTGGCTATATGTTGGCGGTGTGAATAAGCCGTTTTTACCTTGGAGCTTAAGACCCATCATGATTGAATTCCATTTACGACTAATCTTTAATTGAGTAGCCTTCATAGATATCAATGCTGTTGATGGAGTTTTACTCATAAGAATCACAAAGTGATTAGCAGTGTTTTCCAGATAATTACCATTAGGTAATCTATCCTTCCAAGATTTATCACGAGTAGTTGTACTCACGATATCACTGTCTGCACTGTGAATTGCTACAGGAGCATTTCCAGATTGACCTCTGTCTTGCCATTCGACATACTGTCTTTCATAATGGACTGGTATAACATTTATACCTTTTGCTCCATCATAAAGCTCTTTGGTCACACTGTTTACAATCATTCCAGGTTCTGCATCGCTAATAAACTTAGCATTCTGTTTATTAACCTCCGGAGATAATTGTCCCAAAACTTTCAGAAATGGTAATGCAAGATCATCTTGCGTCATATTCTGAGAGCCTGCATTTGCATCAGCTTCGAATAAATTCGTAGACAATGCACCTGCTTCTTCTTTTCTTTGTACTTGGTTCATGTTTATTGTTTCCTTTTTATTGTTGTTTTATTTCCAACGAATACGTTGAAAAGTTCCGTTGGCATTGCTTTACCCGCCTCAATACGCTCACGGACGAGCGCTTTAAGAGTCATGGGTGCAACCGTCAACTTTTGTGTTGGTTGAAACCCACGCTCT